GCCTACATCGCACCACTGTCTATAACCGTGCTAAAGCTATGGAGCAGATTCCGGAACCCGAACCGACACAGGCCGCGAACCAGGAGCCGGAACGGGAGAGCCAGGAGCCTGCCGAAAACAGTGTAGCACAAGAAAAACCGGAAATCACGGTTAAGGACGTGCTGCAATATGAACTGGCACAAAGGGAACAGGGATTTGGGCCAGAGGACGAGGAACCGATCCCGTACCAAGTAGTAGGTAAATACGAATCCCTGGGTAAAGCCATAGGTGCTCTGGTAGATGAGAAAAACCTACAGTATGGTGATGCTTTTAACCGGGGCGGTAGCATCTTAGAGGTTTTATATCCAGACGGTGTTAGACCTGAGCAATACCGGGATATGTTGGGAGTTATCCGGGTTGTGGATAAGCTATTTCGGGTAGCCAACGGCAAGCAGGGGCAAGAAGATCCTTGGCAGGACATAGCTGGTTACGGATTACTAGGGACGGGAGAGTAGGGCGCAGTCTGTAAAAAGTGCGAAGGAGGAAAATATATATGTTAGTTAATTGGGATTGCCCAGATTGTGGGAATGGAAATAGCGATAGTGCTAACCATGCTGAAATAAATACTTGTATCTGTAACAAATGTGGTGCTGAATGTGAAGTCGATTTTGAAGTTGAAATAATTAATATTAGTAAGGTTTAACACATTCCAAGGATTAAGTGAAGGAGGGGTAGCCGGTGGCGATGTTTACGACGGCGATGAGCAAGCAGGAAAGAATAAAATGCTTGGATTTAGAGATTGAACGTAAGATGCGCGAGGCAGAGCGTTGGTATAAGCGGTTAGAATACGTATCAAATCCGAGTGTTGTAGATAAGATCATTGCTTTAGAGAAAGAGATTAACGAGGATATTGATCAGCTGATAGATACCAAGAGAGGGAAAAGATGCCAGGGTGTTACGAGATATAGAGAAGGGATGAGAGCTAGAGAGGAGGGGTAGAATTGGCCTTTTTCTCCGATGCGAATCTTGAGTCCGTTGGAATAAAGCCAAAGATGCGACTCTGTGATAAATGCGGAAGGTCGATGGTATTTACGCCTGGCGAAGGGTTCTGCTGCCCGGCGGGGCACGGCTGCGAATGGCCTCAAGAGGAACGGGATCCACCGACCCAGGCTACAGCTTGCCAAGGCAACACGGTGCGGAAGAAGGGTGGCAGCAGTAAGGGAAGGAAGCGGAAGAAGCCGGCGAAGAAAAAGCAGTGGATTGGGATTTACGGAGATAGTTGACAAGCTCTTGACAATATGGTATAAAATAACTGATAGCTGTCTGTCCATGTGGCGGGCGGCTATCTTTTTTGTTGCAAGAATTAGGTTTTAACGGGGAAGTCCGCTGCGTGCATTGCGGGGCCAGCTGGTAGTGCGGCGGGCCAATGCGTATGATTGTAGCAGGGGTGGGAGCGAGTAGCGGATGGCGAAAGACTGGGCGAAAGCCTTTTACAAATCGGCGGCCTGGCAGAAATGCAGGGCAGCATATATAGCTGAGCGGGTAGCGCTTGATGGCGGGCTGTGTGAAGAGTGCCAAGAGCAGTTGGGGCATATAGTCCACCATAAGATTCTACTGACTCCGGCAAACATAACTGATCCTGATGTAGCATTAAACCATGAGCATCTGAAGTATGTCTGTAAGCGCTGTCACGATTATGAGGAGGCGCACTTTGTAAACAAGGATGACTGTAGGTGTAGGTTTGATGCATCGGGGCAACCGGTGGAGGTGACCCCCCCCATTTTGAAATAACTGTCAACCCTACGGGGACCGGGCAGGGGAGGTCCGTTTAATACGCAGAGTATTTTACAGTCCCCCCTCCCTTAAAAAAAACGGTCTTATTTAGGTATTTCTCTGAGGAGGTGAGAACGGATGGAAAAAGCTAAGCGGATTAAAAAAGAAAAGAACCGACTTACCCGGATTTACAAAAACATAGAGGATAAAAAAAAACAGACTGTTCAGGGCCTGATCCAAAGAGCTGCTTTCATGCGCGCCACCTTGGATGATTTTGAAGAAGACCTGGATGAGAATGGTTTTGTAGAGATGTTCCAGCAAGGGAAGGATCAGGATCCTTACGAACGTAAGCGGCCGGTAGCAGATTTATATAATACCATGAACACCAGCTACCAGAAAATCATAAAACAGCTCACTGACTTACTGCCTAAAGACGAGCCGAAGCCCGAGGATGATGGCTTTGATGCGTTTGTAGGTGGTCGGGAAGATGATTAAATACCCGCTAGACTATAACCCTATCCTTGAATACTGGGCGAAGATACAGAGCGGTGAAGAAGTAGTCAGTGAGAAGGTTAGAAAGACCTATAAGAAAGTTGTCCATGACCTGACTGATAACAGCAGTGAATATTACTACAGCCCGAAGCGAGCTAACCATGTAATCGAATTTGGAGAAAATTATTGCAAGCATTCCAAAGGCAAAGAGGGCGGGAAGCCGGTAAGGCTTGAACTCTGGGAAAAAGCACACCTAGCCACGGTCTTTGGATTCATAGATATTACCGGATGCAGAAAGTACCGGGAATCATTACTCATAGTCGGCAAGAAAAATGGGAAGTCTTTGTTAGCCTCTATCGTTGGTCTGTATTTATTAGTTGGCGACAATGAGCCAGGACCCGAAGTGTACGCAGTGGCAACCAAGCGTGACCAAGCAAAAATTATTTGGGGCGAAGCAAGGCGTATGCGGAACAAGTCGCCGGCATTGCGTAAGCGGATCAAGGCCTTGGTTGCCGAATTAGTGAGCGACTTCAATGATGGTGTATTTAAGCCGCTGGCCAGTGATAGTGACACCCTTGATGGGTTGAATGTTTCCGGAGGTCTCATGGATGAGATCCACCAGTGGAAGCAAGGAAAAGCATTATATGACATAATTGCCGATGGTACCAGTGCCAGAGAGCAGCCGCTTATTTATATGACTTCAACAGCTGGAACGATACGAGAAGATCTATATGATCAGAAGTACGAAGAAGCCGAAAGAGTAATCAATGGCTACTTCGACGAGAACGGCTATAAAGATGAACATTTTATAGCTTTTATCTATGAGTTGGACAACCGCAAAGAGTGGATTGACCCGGCTTGCTGGAAGAAGGCAAACCCAGGGTTAGGAACCATTAAGAGCCTTGAGCAGCTGACAGCGAAGGTGAAAAAAGCCCAGGCTAATCCGGCTCTGGTAAAAAACCTGGTCTGTAAAGAATTTAATATCCGGGAGACCAGCTCCGAGGCCTGGCTGTCGTTTGAACAGTTGAACAATACCGATACTTTTGACCTGGCGGAATTACGGCCCAGGTACGGGATCGGCGGCGCTGACCTATCAAGTACAACCGACCTGACTGCGGCAGCCGTTATTTTTATGGTGCCAGGGGACCGGCACATATACGCTTTGGGTATGTACTGGATAGCTGAGGAGTTAGTAGAGCAGAGGGTCAAGGAAGATAAGATTCCCTATGACCTTTGGATTGAACAAGGCCTGGTCAGGACTTGCCCGGGCAACAAGGTTCATGCCAAGTATGTAACCGAGTGGTTTCTGGAAGTACAGAATGAACTCGATATTTATATCCCATGGGTAGGTTATGATAGCTGGTCAGCTACCTACTGGGTTGAAGAAATGAAGGGAACCTTTGGGAAAGAATCTATGATCCCGGTTATCCAAGGTAAGAAAACTTTATCCAGTCCTATGCAGCAGCTGGGCGTTGACTTGGAAAGTAAACTTGTAAACTACAACAATAACCCTATCACTAAGTGGTGCCTGGCGAACACAGCAATTGAGGAGGATAAAAACGGCAATATACAGCCATGTAAGACATCTAAGCGAACTAAACGCATTGATGGCACAGCAGCCTTGTTAAACGCCTATGTGGTGTTACAGGATAGGCTGGCTGAGTATCAAAGCCTGATTTAAGGGGGTGAATTCCATAGGATTGTTTGACCGATTACGGAACAAGGAACCCACACAACAAACTAAATATCAATTGGTGACTGAGCGAGGGAATGGCTTTTATGCCTGGAATGGCAAGATTTATCAGTCCGATATCGTCCGGGCGGCTATGCGGCCTAAAGTAAAGGCTATAGGAAAGCTGGTGGCAAAGCATGTGCGGCAGACCATCCAGAAAGACGGCAGCCGAAAGCTAGAAGTCAATCCGGAGCCCTACATCAGATTTCTACTAGAAGAGCCGAATCCATACATGACCGGGCAGAAGCTGCAGGAGAAGCTGGCGTCCCAATTGGTTCTCAATAATAATGCTTTTGCTCTTATTATCCGGGATGAGTTCGGGTATCCAACCGAGATCTATCCTATCCCGGCAGTGTCAGCTGAGGCGATTTACGACAAGAAGTATACGCTGTATCTAAAATTCATGTTTGC